CTACTACTCGCAGGCGTGCACTTCTTGTGCAGTTGCCTGATAGCTATCTCGAAAGAACGGTCGCGTACCGTAACGGTGCGGTTGACCATTTCAACGAGTTTGTGTCTAATCAGACACTAGCTAGACGCCTCACGGGGACACAGTATACTGTGTCTGAAAACCATCCCGGCTGGCTTCTCCGTAACAAAGAGAAGTTTTCAGCCGATGAGGGTGGCCCATTCTATTCCGAGAGAAAGTTTGCTATTGGCCTTGGCCAAGAAGCATTCATCTCTGGGAGCCAGTACGATAGCCCTGGGTTTCACGATACGACTTCTGCTAATTACAGAGGTCTGATTGTGCCCCATTACGGCTGCGTTCTGGGCGATCCATATCCATCCTATAAAGCTAGTTCAGCTGAACAGCTGGACGCTTTTGGGACGACTGCGATCGCTAGGTGTAAGCCGGCTAATTCCATTGCGAGTTTGGCCGAAACGCTTCTCGAACTTAAAAAGGATGGTCTGCCGAAAATGGCAGGTGCCACCCTTTGGAAGTTGAAGACTGCTAAAGCCCGTCAAAAGGCTGCAGCAGGCAACTACCTCGAGTACGAGTTTGCGTTGAAGCCACTTGCTAACGACATAGCCAATGCGGCTGCTGTCGTTTTCGACGCGGATAGACTGATAAAACAGTATAAACGCGACGCAGGCAAGTTCATTCGCAGGAAGTACGCCTTTCCACCATTGGTCGAAGAAGACGTGCAACTCCTAGATTCACGCGCTACCGCGGTCCTTGTTGGACCAACGAACGGCGCAATGGAGGACCCACGCAACTTCGCCAAGGGTCAGGTATATCTGTCTCGTAAGACAGTCCGGAAAGTCTGGTTTAGTGGTGCGTTTGTTTACTTCGTCCCGCCGGATATTCTGGCTATGGACGCGATAGACTCACGCTCCGGTCCTTTGAAGAAATTCTTAGGACTGGAAATCACTCCAGAAACGATCTGGAACCTGACCCCATGGAGCTGGGCCGTCGATTGGGTGTCAAACACTGGAGATGTCATTTCGAATCTCCAGAGCTGGCAACGCGATGGCATGGTGATGCCGTATGGGTATGTGATGGAACATGTTCGTTCCGAGCACACCTATACGTATGGGGGTCCAACCGGTTGGTTAGGAGCCTCACAACCGACACCCGTTACTTTCGTTTCTGAAACGAAGCAACGTCGTCGGGCAACACCCTTCGGGTTCGGCTTGAAGTACGGTGACTTCAGTGACCGTCAGAAAGCCATAATCGCGGCACTTGGTATATCCAAGGGCAAGTGATTGACATGTTGTTTACGTCAAACCGCCACAGGGAGCATACCAATGCTCCTAGGAGTGATGCCTATGTCTCTGACCGATCCACTGTCCATTACCATCTCGGGCGTTACGTCTTCCGTCCCCCGCGTTAGCGTGGGTGACGATAAGTCGGAATACTCGTCTGGCGATGGGCTGCTGACGGCTACGTTCAGCCACCTTTAC